TACTCAGGCCGTGTTAAGATACCGACAAGGTAGCTTTATTAGTACATATATGGATTATATGGAAGAGGAGCGTCCACCAAAAGAATATAAATATTATTAGGAGATAATTATGCCAAGATATAAAAAAGAAAAAGAATATTCAACTAGTTACGAAAAAAAGATTTCTATAAACCCAATGGTAGAAGCATTCAATATAGATGAAGATAATGCCCCTATTGCAGGAGCAATTGGAAAAGGAATTACAAAGGAAACACCTAGCCAAGGAAGAATTTTTGATGCTATTAAAAAAGCAAGAGTAGGAAAAAATTCAAATGATTTAATAGGAGCTGGAGTCTTAGGTGGAACAGGAGCAGGATATGTTGCTGGAAGATATGATGGAGAAAATTCAAATTCAAAACCTACACCAGACGAAATGGGACTTGAAGATGAGAAGTTAAAACCAGGAAAAGAAGCTGGAATGAAAAAAGGTGGTATGGTGCGTGGTCAAGGAATAGCACTTAGAGGAACAAGATTTAAAGGAATATTTTAATTATGAAAAAAAAGAAAATCATTAAAGCTCAATTAGGAAGAATAGTTAAAGATAATTTATCTCCTCAACAAAGAATGCAATTAGATACTTATAAAAAAACAGTAGTTGATGAAATGTCTAATAAAGAAAGGGATAGAAGAAACCAAGATCAAGAAGATTCATATAGAAATAGAATAAACGAATATCAAGCACAAAGAGAAATTTCTAGAATGCCTAGACAAGACTCACCAATGGAAGAATCTTCTAGGATGCCTATGGATAGAAATCCAATGGATGAAGCATATTATATAATGAAAAAAAGATATGATGAACAAATGCTTAGCCCATCCTCTTCCGTACAAGAAAGAAAAAAAGGTGGTATGACTAAGGCTCAGAAAAAAGTTGGCACAGTCATGAGAGAATTTAAAAAAGGTAAATTACATTCAGGTAAAAAAGGACCCGTTGTAAAAAATCCTAAACAAGCAATTGCAATTGCATTATCAGAGTCTGGTCAATCTAAAAAGATGATGGGCGGAATGATGAGTGATGGTATTTCTAATAAAGGTTCAGGTATAGAAATGAAAAGCAAAGGTGGCATGGTCCGTGGACAAGGAATAGCACTTAGAGGTACAAAATTTAAAGGTGTATTTTAATGCCTACTAAAAAACCTAAAGATAAAGATCCTTACACAAGTCGTAATGAATTTAAAAAAGATTTTTATAAGCAGAAGGATAAGCTTCCTGTAACTGCAGAGACAATGTATGGTACAGGAACTACAAGACAACTTGATGAAAGTATAATGTCACCTGATGATTCTATGTTAGTAGAATATAAACAAAGTGGTGGAAAAATTAAATTAAACAAAAAACCAAAAAAAGCATTTATGGGTTTAGCTGTTGAAGCTTTAAAAGGCGGAAAAGGACTTGGTCCATTAATTGGTATGGGTGCAGATAAACTTTTAAAAAGATCACAGACAATAAGAGATGTAACTGGAAAGTTAGGTATTGGTGGAAAATTAATATCTAATTACTATAATGATAAAGCATCTGATAAACGAAATGCTCAAGCTCCTAAAGAAGAAGTTACATTTAATAGATTACAAAATGGTGGATCAGTTATGGTTAAAACTAAATTAGGTAAGAATAAAGCAACTAAACTATACTAATGGATAAGTTAAAAGAGTTAAAACAAAAAGTAAAAGATTATAGTAACTTTAAAAAAGAAAAAGAAGCTTATCAACAAGATGAGGAAAACTTTTATAAAGAAAAAGATAAACAAATTGAACAAAGACAGTTTGAAAATTACAAAGAAAGTCTTTATGGTGTAGAAGTTAAAGGTGGTGGATTAATTGCTAAAGGTTGTGGAAAAGTAATGGGTGACAGAAGAAAAGTCACTAAGATGTATTAGGAGATATTATGGCTTTAATGAATTCTTTAGTTAGAAGATTACTTAATCAATTTAAAGGTAAAGTAGCTACACCTACTAATACAAATTTAAATTCTTCTCCTAGACAGATAAGTATTAATGAACCCAGAGTTACAAGATTTTCAGATGCATCTGCAAAAGGAGAATCTTCACCAAGATTTTTTGCTTTGCAAAAAGGTGGCTCTGTGGTAGCTAGAGGTAATAAGTTAGCAAGAAGTAGACCGACTAAATTATTTTAAACTATGGCAATAGAAGATAACAATCCAATAGGAGAAATAGATCCTTCTACTGTGCAGACAGATATGTCTGTTCCAGCAGAACCTGTAGATATTCAGGTTGAAGGACAAGAGCCTCCAGTTCAAGAAGAACCTAAAGAAGATTTCTATCGCAACCTCGCAGAAGACATGGATGATAGAATGTTGGGTAAGATTGCCTATACATTAATAAATGATTACAAAAGAGATAAAGAATCTAGACAAGATTGGGAACAGGGTTATGTTAGTGGTTTAGATCTATTAGGATTTAGATACAGAGATCAGACAAGGCCTTTCCAAGGAGCATCAGGAGTAACACATCCATTACTTGCAGAAGCAGTTACACAATTTCAAGCACAAGCTTATAAAGAATTATTACCATCATCAGGTCCAGTAAGAAGCCAAGTTATTGGAGAAGATACACAAGAAGTTGAGAATCAAGCACAACGTGTAGAAGATTTTATGAACTATATGTTAATGGACAAAATGGAAGAATATACCCCAGAGTTTGATCAGTTATTATTTTATTTACCATTAGCAGGATCTGCATTTAAAAAGATTTATTATGATGAGATTATGGGCCGTGCGGTATCTAAGTTTATACCAGCAGAAGATTTAGTAGTTCCTTACTATGCAACTGATTTAAAAGAATGTGAAAGAATTACGCATATAGTTAAGATGTCTGAGAATGATATTCTTAAAAAACAAGAAGCTGGTTTTTATAGAGATATAGAATTACAAGAAACAAATCCTAATGAAAGTGATATTCAAAAGAAGTATGATGAATTAGAAGGAACTAGTTCTTCAGGTAATAACATAGATTTCCAATTTAATATTTTAGAAATGCATGTTGATTTAGATTTAAGTGAATTTGAAAAAACATCTAACAATAAAGATAAGAATGTTAAGATTCCGTATATCGTAACTGTTGATGAAGGTTCACAAAAGATTTTATCTATTTATAGAAACTGGGATGAGAAAGACGAATTAAAAATTAGAAAAGATTACTTTGTACACTTTAAATTTTTACCAGGATTAGGATTCTATGGTTTTGGTTTAATACATATGATTGGTGGATTATCTAGATCTGCTACTCAATCACTAAGACAATTATTAGATGCAGGTACTTTAGCAAATTTGCCAGCTGGATTTAAAGCAAGAGGTTTAAGAATTAGAGATGATGATCAACCATTTCAACCAGGTGAGTTTAGAGATGTAGATGCACCAGGAGGAAACATTAAAGATCAATTCCAATTACTTCCATTTAAAGAACCAAGTACAGTTCTTTATCAATTAATGGGTTATTGTGTTGAAGCTGGACAAAGATTTGCAGCTATAGCGGATTTACAAGTTGGAGATGGTAACCAACAAGCAGCAGTTGGAACTACAATTGCATTATTAGAAAGAGGCTCAAGAGTAATGTCGGCTATTCATAAACGATGTTATTACTCTATGAAAACAGAATTTAGATTACTAAGTAAAATATTTGCAACATACTTACCTCCTGTATATCCATACGCAGTACACGGCGGAGATCGTTTTGTAAAACTTACAGACTTTGATGACAGAGTAGATGTTATACCAGTTGCTGATCCAAACATATCTTCATTAGCACAAAGAGTAACTCTTGCTAATGAAACATTAAAGATCGCAATGTCCGCACCAGAGATACATGATGTTAGAGAAGCTTATAGAAGAGTTTATGCTGCATTAGGAACTCAGAAGATAGACGAATTATTAAAACCAGAAGAACCTAAATTTCCAAAAGATCCAGCTATGGAAAACATGGAAGCATTACAAATGAAAATGCCTAAAGCATTTCCAACACAAGATCACGATGCACATATAGCAGCACATTCATTATTTATTAAAACAAGAATGGTACAAATTAACCCAGCTGTGTATGCTTTGTTACAAGGACATATCTCAGAACACATTTCACAAAAAGCTTCACAAGAAGTTGTAGAAGCATTAGCAGCAAGTCCATCAGAAAAAATATTAGCAAAAACAAATCCAGAAATGTTTACAGTTAAAATGAATGGATTGATTGCACAAAGAACTGTTGAACTTACTTCACAATTACAACAAGCAGAAGCTTCTGGTGAACAGAAAGTAGATCCACTTGTTGCATTGAAACAAAGAGAATTAGATTTAAGAGCGATGGATTTACAAATTAAACAAAACAATATTTCTACAGACAATGCTTTAAATGCTTCTCAATTTAAAGTGGATACTTTAATGAAACAGCATGAGATAGAAGTTAAAGATAAACAATCTTACGATAGACTAGATATTGCTAAACAAAAAATTCAATTAGCTAGAGAGAAACAAAATAAGCAATGATTAAAAAAGAAAAAGAACCAGTACTTGGTAAAAGATTTGGGCCACCTCCTTTAAAAGGACCTATGCCACAAATTCCACCAGTAGATAAAAATTTAAAAAAATTATAATTATGTTACAAATGTTAGGAGCAGTTGCACCATTAGCTAAAATTCTTTTTAATA